GTATATTGGTTGATGCCATAAATTAGCTCCGTCTGCCATCAGGTGAAATATCTAAACGTGGTATGCCTAGTGACCACTGTACGCCTAACGCATCACTTTCAATTCTAAATGCTATTTGTCTTCCACGTAACCGCAGCCATTTTTGACCTTCTGATGGAGCTATAGGCACTGCTACTGAAGCCTTTGTTATCGGCTCGTCCGTCTCTTGGTCATAAGCGCCTGCGGGAAAATCTCTAGCATATAGTTTCATTGTAACCGTAGGGCTACTTGCCGTTGACCCATCAAACGTAAGGTCGGGGATAAGGCGGCGAACAAAGGCAAATTGGTACCCATCATCGAGGTCAAAATCCGCTGACTGAATATAAGCAGAAATAGGGAGCGCTGTGCCTGTAGCATTATCTTCTAACCCATTTTCTTGATAGATTAAGTTCCCATCAATAGTTGCGATAGGGTAGGTTCTATCAGGGCAGTCAATCCAAGCTGTTCTATTCATACTACCGTAATACCAAATACGTTCTTGATAGTTGTAGACAGCGTATCGGTCAGGGGATTCTGCTTCACTAGAGCAGTAGAACCACCAAATTTCGTTAAACTCACCTACCGACCCAACAAATGTTTGAGCCTGTTGCGTATAATTAAAATCATTAAAAATATACTGGCGTAGTGAGCATGGGAGTGTTTCAACTGTACCGCCATAGGTAAAGAACTTTTTATGCCCCATCCAGTAAGTTATGTTGTTAACCGAGATAGCCGCAAAAGGTGAGGCGATAGTGATATTAGTTGAGCGCGGTTGAAAGTTAAACGTGTATGGCGTACCTACATACTGCGCTCCGTATAGAGCGCTATCGGTAAATATAAGTGTTTCTTGGCGAGTTTTAATAGCTGTGACAATAGTGTCGCCATAAGTAAGTTTATACCCACCAGCGGATGTGGTAATGCTCGGTGTCCAAAGCGCAGGGTTATTTTGATCTGCCCAACGCACAAGCATAGGAGTTTTTGTACTTTCCCCTATTGCATTGCACCCAAGTGCCATAACGTGATTTTCATCTGTAGTAACAATACCTGTAACTATTGTAGGGCAATCCGCAGCACCACTTAAAGAGCTAAGTTTAACTGCATCCGCCGCAGGGATACCTGAACCTGCAACACTTGTACTTATTTTCCAATAATAAATCTCACCATTGGTAGGGGCAATAACTAAATCTTGTCCATAATTGTCTTGTGTCCAGTACCCTAAAGGCTGAACCACACCACCAGAAGTAGCTGCACTACCCCAAGTACCACGACTCCAAGTACCTGCACCCCAACCAAGCCCAGTTACGTTAATAGGTAGACCAGCAGAAGCTTCAAATTTTAGCGTAATAGCTGATCCACCATCAGTAGTAGTCGCTGTAGCAGAAGTTGTTACTTGAAACGTAAACGTACTTGCATCTAAAACTGTGATTTGGTGATAGTCGTTTATTTGCGCCGCAGGGACACCACTAGTTGTCATCACCGCACCAGAGGTTAAAATATAATCGTTGGTAGACGCACCATGCCCAGCGTAAACTATAGTTACCGTCTTTTGCCCTGACACAAAGTTAAGCGGATTAGCTGGTGTAAGTGGGGATACAGTAAGCCTGTAGGGTGTGATGTTATATAGGGTTCCACTAAATTCTACAAAGAAACGTATATTAGTGCCCACACCTGTGTAGTTATTACCTGCAATAGAAGACCAATTTCTCAGTGTTCTGCAAACATCTGTGTAACTATTAAGGCTAAACTTTTGCCACCCGCCAATGTTTTCAGGAAACCCAGAGCGAAATCTAACTTTATCACAGGCATACCATCCACCTTCGTTAGCATAATTAGTCCCTTCTCGGGATACCCCAGGGCGAAAAGTTATTGACTTAAGTGGCATATTCTAATCCTGTTTTAAAAACAACTCAGCTTCAGCGTTTCTACGTCTCGTTAAGCCTGCAAGTGGTTTGCCGCCTGCTTTGTCCCAGCGTAGGAATTGCTTGGCTACTTCTGATTTAGGCTCACCTGCTTTGAGCATCTTGACAAGTGTTGAACTGGCTAAATTACCTGCACCAATGTTGTATGTAAGTGATACTAATGCGTCATATTCATTCTGTGACAATTCAACTTTAATAGCATTTACTGCATGTTCGTAGGATGATAGCGTTTTAGCTAGTAGCTGCATAGCCGCGTCTTCGTTTGGGAGAGCTTGATTTGCTTTTACGGGGCTACCGTCTGCATAGCGCGTTGAGCCAATACCAATAGTCCACACCCCCGCAGGGCATTTATAAGAGAGTAATTTGCACCCTTCAAACTCTTTAATTAACTTTAGTCCTTCCGAGCCAATTTTCATTTTTTACCTCTCATTAGTAGTATGGTAGACAGCTTCTGATTTAGACGTATCATATCATTATCTAGCACACGAATCTGGTCAATTAACTCAATTAAGGCATCAGTAGCTTCTTGCAAAATTGGTTTAACTATTGTGGTCACCCAAATCCAAACAAAGTACACGATATACCCCATACCCCCAGCCGCTACGATAGGGAAGCCATACACATTGATATATTTTGCAATTGCTTCAGCGTCCATCATTCTACCTTCTTGATTGGTTTTTCTGGCGGTATTTCGAGTGCTTGCGATACTAAACTATCGATATTGAGGATGTCGTTTGACATCCCCGTCACTCGTTTATCAAGCTGCTTGATAATTCCTATCAGGCTCTTAATCTTTTCAAGCACACTATCAAGCAGAAACTTTAGCGTCAGAAACACAAAGTACATCCCAAGGCAGGATGAACCAATAGGAAACCCAACATCTGTTATGAATTGAAGGATTTCCATAAGCGGTTAAACTGCGTCAACTACACTGTCAACAACGACATCTACTACAGTTTCTACTACTTCGTGCGGCAGAATAGGTACGGCTGTTTCAATGGCTACTTCAGCTACGTCTTTTACTGCATGAGCGATTTGGTCAAATATTGACATAATGGTTTCCTTATTTATCTATTTTGTTAATGTTTTCCCAGTACCCTTCATTTCTAGCACTGGCTGATTCGGGGTCGTGTTGCTCACCATAAATGTCTTCAATCGGCTCACCGTCCATGTTACGCAGAGCGTAGACACAGTAATAAACCGTGCCGTCCTCAACTGCTGTAATCTTGTGCTGATGTTCTTTGCGGATAACTATAAAGGTTGGTGCTGTGAATTCTTTAGGCTCGTGACCTTCAATTTCAACAGATACCTTACCCGCCACAAGCAGCGTCACATGGTCGAACTTATGCTCATGCCCACCGTGCGTTTCACCAGCTAGTTCAAGTACGTTCTGCTTAACCCAAATATTACCAAAATAGCCTAACTCAAATGTTTTCATGGTATTTGAACCACTTGTGTTTGTTCAACCCAAGATACTGTTGGTTCGTCCCAGTAGTAGCTTTTATCGTCTTGTGGGTAAGGCACGGGCGATTGCCATGACATGGTATCAATATCACCTACCCATGATGGATAAGGCTTTCTTGCTTGATGTTCTGCTTGTTTGTCTGCGTCAAATTCCGATTGTGATAATACTTTTAAAACGCCAACTAAAGTAGTATCTGCATCGTCATCACACGTTCCCCACGTCAAAGGTGGTTTAGTCAATGAACCGTCAAAATTTGATGCAATAGGAAAATCAGATTGATTTTGAAAGATGAATTGAAAACCTTTTACGTTGGGAAGTGCTGGTCCTGTACGCATGGGTGCTTCTGTACAAAGAATACCTGTGCCTGCGTCAATGTTTGTTAATTTAATATACATAATTTATCTCCTTAACGCGGTTATACCGCGATTCTCCGAACAGCCCTGACGTAGTTATTAGCATTCTTACTGCTGCCTCCCTGAAGTCCAGAGTCGAATGCCTGCCTCATCCCGCTGATAGATAAGTCCTCAGTCGAAGACCAATAGGTGGCAGATTCAAACGCATTCGTTTCGCCAGTTCTAAACCCAATGCCCGCACTGGTTTGAGCAGGAGAGCCGCTAGTGTAGTTTGTGCTTATCGGTTCAGGAGATACGGCATTAGCATTTGAGCCACTAGCTGTATTATTAACACCTGTCGTAGGTTTTAAGAAGTAATACAGCACTTCAAGTTCGTTCTGAGCGGGTAAATACCAGTCACTATAGCCTCCAATAGATAACCCTTTACAGAATGTTGCAGCTTGATAGGCTACACCTAATGCTGCTTCAACAGCGGTGTTAGTCGGACCATCAATTACTGAAGTCTGAGCGGTAGTTACCCCATACACCCCCCACGTTTTGGGGTATATTTCTCCTGATGCTTTAGGTGAAACAATTAGATAATGTGTCGCAACACCTCCGCCACCTACAGCAATTTTCCCAGCATAAAAACCGCCACCAAACGCTTGCCCAATAGTGGTAGGACCGGGAGCTTTATAAGTCCCACCAGTTAACATCTGTTGAATTCCACTCATTAGGTCAACCCCGCACCGGAAATAATCCAAGTGGTCGATGTCATTTTAAGTGCTGTCGCTGTGCCGTACTGTGCTAATGAGCGTGTACCTGTCGTACCTGTGCCAGCTAAATACATTGTGTCTGTTGTGATTGCAATACTAACAACCGCAGCCGTCATATTAACAAAGGAGATTGCTGTGCCGATTGGATAAGCTACCGAGCCATTAGCAGGGATTGTAAATGTCCGAGCATTAGCATCAGTTGAAGGATGGAAAATATGCTTACCCGCGTCAGCAGCAACAAGCGTATAAGCCGCTGATTGGCTGTTTTGGGGGATGTTGATATAACCTACACCGTTTGTCCCGTCAACTGTACAAGATGACAATGTACCGCTAGAAGGTGTACCAAGAACAGGCGTCACTAAGGTAGGTGAAGTAGACAACACTACGTTTCCGCTACCTGTAGATGTTGTAACACCTGTACCGCCATTAGCTACGGGAAGAGCTGTACCCGATAAAGTAACTGCAAGTGTACCCGTGCTAGTAATCGGTGACCCAGTTACAGTTAAGAAAGTTGGAACGGTCATAGCAACTGAAGTAACTGTTCCCGTTGTTGAACTTGTTCCTGCTCCAATTGCTGTTCTAAATGCGGAAGCTGTTAATGCGCTAACGGTGTTGTCAGCGTTAAACTGAGGGAAGGTAATTGCGCTGGGGTTTGTTAACGTAAATACATTACCCCCAACTGTTGTTGCCCCAAGATTAGTTCTAGCTGTAGCTGCTGATGTTGCACCTGTACCGCCATTAAGGACTGGAAGAGTGCCAGAAATAGTAGAAGGGGTGATCTCAACAAAGTCAGTGCCGTTCCAAGCTACTAAAGATGTTTTACCTGTGGGTATAGTTATACCTGTTGTTGCAGCGCCTTTAATAACAACAGCCGCATTTGACTGGTTAACCACAATGTAGGCTTTACTTGAACTAGGCGCAATAATATTGCGTGACACACCGGGTGAGCCTGTTGGGATAAGAATAGCTTTTCGTGCTTCATTTGTCGCACCAGACCCCGTTGTCGAAAGAGTCCAATCTGCGGAAAGCACAGAAGCCGTGGCAACCCCTGCAACAGAGTCCTCGGCAAGTTGGGTAACACTTGAGTTAACTACTGATCCCCAAGTACCACTTAATTCCCCTGTGACGGGTAGGGCAAACCCTAGTAATGATGTATATGATGTAGCCATTTATTGCACCTATGAAGTCGTTATCGGTGTCCAGTTAGAAGTCTGATTGTTGTTTATTATACTCCATGTAGGAGTTTGCACTGTTGGTATAGGTTCCCACAAGTATCTAGCTGCCCAAGAGTCGCTAGCATAGCAAGGCTCTGTTAGGTTTACATTATATGTGCCTGTAACACTTATGCCATCTATGGCTATCGCTATTTCCGAAACTACGCACAGCATATCAGCAGTGCAGGTTATTGTGTCATCAGGATAAGCGTATTCAATTATATCTAAGTTACTACTAATTATTTTATCATACGAATCTGAGGCTATTACTGAGTCAGAATAATTAACACTTAAGCTGACTGTTTTGTTGTATGAATCTGTCGCTGATGCTAATTCAGTAAGACTTGCAGGTGCTGTTTGAGTAAAGGTAATTGAGTCACTTGCATTAACAGATTCTGTTAGCACCCCGTTAATACTGTTTAACCCTACTAAGCTATCTGTTGCATTAGCTGTCTCAGTAAGCACGCCATTAATATTATTAAGCCCTACTAAGCTATCTGTTGCGTTAGCTGTCTCAGTAAGGGTTGATATAGCTGTCTGAATAAACGTAGCCGTTGTGGTTGCTGCTGCGGTTTCAGTTAAAGCTGATATAGCCGTTTGGGTGTATATAGCGCTATCAGATGCCGTAGTAGCTTCAGTTAAAGCTGATATAGCTGTTTGAGTGTACGTAGCTGTTGTAGCTGCTGACGTAGCTTCAGTAAGCGCACCACTTATGGTGTTAAGCCCTGTTTGGCTATCAGATGCGGTAGTAGCTTCAGTAAGCGCACCACTTATGGTGTTAAGCCCTGTTTGGCTATCAGATGCGGTAGTAGCTTCAGTTAGTGTTGATGCTTTAGTGTTAAGCCCTGTTTGGCTATCAGATGCGGTAGTAGCTTCAGTAAGCGCACCACTTATGGTGTTAAGCCCTGTTTGGCTATCAGATGCGGTAGTAGCTTCAGTTAGTGCGGTTGTAGCTGTTTGTGTGTATGTAGCTGTTGTAGCTGCTGACGCGGCTTCAGTAAGCGCACCACTTATGGTGTTAAGCCCTATTTGGCTATCAGATGCGGTAGTAGCTTCAGTTAGTGTTTTGCTTATCGAGTTGTACCCAACAAAATTATCAGATGCAGTAGTGGCTTCAGGAATATCATCTGAATAAACAGACATCCCCCATCCAGCTTGACCCCAAGTGCCACTACCCCATCCGCCAGCCATTCTCTATACCAAAGCTAAAGTATCTTCGCTAAACCAGCGCGATTGGTCTTCGCCTTGCGCATCTGTCCAAGCAACTAAATACTGAATATCTCCATCTTGATTGACTGATAATTCTTTAACTGCACCTTGTGGCACTTCAGCAATAAGCTTAACTTCTTGCCCAATTTTAAATGTAGCCGCCATGTCAATCTCCTATAGTGAAGCAGTATATGTAACAAGTAACGTATCACCAGCGGCAACAACACGACTACCACCAGTAAAACTACCGGCAGAATAAAGAATACCTGCGCCGCCATTAGACGATGTGTTTCTTGCTTGCGTTGTACACATAAGAGCGCCAAGTACCGTACCGCCAGCACCGCTAATTGTAAACGTAGTAGCTGTTGATGCTTTAGAACCTGCTGAGGCTGCGTTCCAAGCTGCTGTTGCTCTATTAGTTGAGCTAGCTGAAATAGTGTAGTTTAAATATTCAAGCCAGCCAGTATGAGACGCTAAGGTATCCCCAGCAGCGTAAGCTGTAAAAGAAGCATTGTCAACAAGCCCCATGTACCAAGCAGCGGTATAAGCAGAGCCTGCAAAATACTTATCTAGTGCATCGTTTTTACCGACAGTAACCACTAAGTTCTCAATGGTATCTTCCCATTTAAGGTTGCCGTCCGCGTCTAAGCACTGAACATCGTAGTGACCAGTGGCGCCAGAGATTTCGTTAACCCCTACATTTGACCCCAAAACAACTGACGGTACGTCAGAAGCGTTAGATTTTTCACCTAAACCTTTCATTTATATCCCCTAAGAAAAACATATTAAAGCTGTATTTGGAGCTGCTACGGGCATAGTAATTGTGAAAACCCCGTCAGTTGCAGATACATCAAGCCCGAAATTAAGAACCAAAACCACTTTATTTGATTGTGAGCTATTATAAACCAAAGCGCCCCGCGCTACTATATCTGTACCAGTCCACTCCGCATTATCAAACGTAATATATGTTTGAGGTCCTGTTTGAGGTTGAGCTACATTTATAGATTGCCCAGTAAGTATTTTACCGCCAGCGGTATATCCAGCAGCTACAACTTGCCCTGTCGTGGTATATACAGTTGTAGTAGCCCCAATCTGCGCGGTGTCAGTGTATAGAGCTATTTTAAAAACATCTCCGCCAACAGCGGAAAAGTTATGGACCCCTTGAAACAGTTCTTCTCGAAAGCTATTGCATAAACATTGAGTAATCATAACTTTCCTATCTCACAGCAATTCTAGCTTGACCAGAACGATATGCGTCTTGGCGTTGTTTACCATCCCCAAGTTCTTTTAATATACCCAGTGCTTCCATATATTTTTGGCCGTACAGCGCAAGCAAGTCAGCTTCACCTTTCATATAGGTATAAGCTTCAACTAACGACCCATAAAGAAGTACAGGATCAAAATTATCGCCAAGCCAAGTAGTTCCGGCTGTAACAATAGACTCTGGATAGTAAAAATAATGTAATTCAACTTCATAGTCATCATCCGGTGTGGGACCTAAAATAAATGACAATTCCGTTGCTTGGTTAGATTGAGGTCCAAAAATAGCGTAATACTTAGGTACACCTGTTGCTGTAGGTGTTGGGTAAGCGGCACGAATAAAGTTAACATCTTTATCAAGCATGTACTGATACTCGCCAGTGCCGTCGATTACAGCCAAACTAAACACAGAAAGGAAGTCGTCAGGTGCTGATAAATACTTATTATTTAGCGTAACTACACCCATCATGTTTTTTCGCAAAGCAGGGAGTTGCACCGTATTATAGATGCGCATTTCCGCTTGCTTAACAAACGTAGGGATGTTGTCAGCAAAGTCTTGCCCTGTATTCTCTGTGTATGCAACAAGTGCAGCACTTAATTCTGTGTAGTTCAAAGGAAGCCCCTTAGCCCTGTGGACCTCTAGCGGTGAAGCCTTTTTTAGCCGCACCCGCCCCACGAATTTTAACGCCCGATGTTTTGACCCCTTTCATTTGGTCTTGATAGCCATTAGCTTTAGGGACAGGAACGGGTTTAATATTATCA